TCGTAGCTTACTGTATAAGTAATTTTGCTAGATGTTCCGCTTGTAACAACGATAGACTTGTCTTCTTCCAAGTAAAACGCTGTTGACTTGTCAGAGACAATCAAAGAAGCATTAGGAGGAACAGATACAGTCGATGCCAAAGCAGATGATGTGCCTGAACCAGCAGCAGCAGAGTTATATGCCACAGTTGTATTCACAGCATTAGTGCCATCTACATTAGCAGCAACAATCATGTTAACCTTGAAAACTTTGCCAGATGAGGCAGAGTTAGCAAGCAAAACATTAGATGTTGTGTTCGCTGGTGTTAAAACAGCAGATTTTGCTGTGATTGTTGCAACTGAAACGATATTAGGAGCAGCCATTTTAAGTTCCTTTAATTAACCACCAAAGACCATTGCCATTGCAATAGCCTTACCTGTTGATGCGCCACCAAGTGCAGATAATGCTGCTGCGGCTGTGGATGCGCCTGTACCACCAGCAGTTATAGGGATTGTATCTCCGCTAGTACCTGCTTGTAAATCTTTAACCTGTGACATCATCTCACGGATAGCATCGTTAATGCCAGATGGCGCACAGCCCTCTGCAATGTTAATGCCATCAATGTCTGTGTTGTTTGCTGGAGTTGAACTCCACTCGCTAATTTTTGTCTTTGCCATGTTAGTCCTTATTGGATGCCTAAAAGATTACGCTGTTGTTGGTCTAAGTCTTCAATAGATAAAAGACCACGCATAGATGTTGGTGCAACAGCCCTAAATGGCCCACCAATTGTTTGTGGAATACCACCTGTACGCATAATATTAGCTAAGTCTTCTACACTAGCTCTACGCATATTGGTTGCCGCAGCACGAGAACCAGCAGCACCTAAAGCCATTGGAATACCAACAGTAGGAGCCATTACAGTTGCCCCACCAGTAAACAATCCGCTTACAGGGCCAGTTGGCGCAAAACGACCAAAAAACTTCAGCATATTTTGGACATTATCACCTTTTGCCGCTTTTTCAATAGCATCTTGTTCATCTTTTGTAAACAAGCGCATTTTTTTATCATTCTTTGCTAACTGACGTAATTGTTTAGCAAGAGAATTTTCTTCACCTGATTGTGTAAATTTACTCTTATCTAACTTTGCCTCATTAAGCATATCTTCAAAGACTTCAGACTTTTTCATCCTTGAATAAGCATTACGAGCTTCTGACCATAATTGCCCTGCGTTTTTCATATCACCAGAAGCAATTGCTTCTTTAGGCACAGTCATTAAGTAATTGTCATAGTCATCTAAAAGAATAGATGCAATTCGTCTTTCTTCTGGGTCAACACTTTTTTGACCGCCACGAATCATCTTACGCAAAGCTTGAAGTTCAGTCCAGTCTTTTGGTTGCGTAGTAGATGTAAGTTCTTCAATAGCACCAGAGATTTTTGGATATGCTTTAGGCGTATATCCTTCATCTCGCAAACCTTTTGCAATCTTATCCATTGAGTCAATAAACTCATCAGTTTTTAATTGAACACCAGATTGTTGCAATTGGTTATATCTATCAGTAGCAATTTTATCCAATGCTTGAGCAGATAAAGCCTGTTCTTTTTGTGGACGTTTAATGCTACCAACTGCTCCAGCTCCTAATGTTGTAACAGCACCATATAAAGGATTATCAGTAGCTTCTGTAACTGCTTGACCAGCCATAACAGAACTAGGAGAGACAATTGCTTGTGTCTTAGGTGCAATAGCAAGTTGTTCTGCAACACCACGAGCTACTGGAGATGCCGCTGTAGTAGATGCTTTAATTAAAGATGGAATAGTCCTAGCTACTCCAGTCATTGATTCAAGTCCAGCACCAACAACTCGTTCAGTTGGAGTTTGGGTTTCAGGCGCAGCAGGAATACCAGCTTGTGTCATTAAATTTTGAATAGCTTGAGATGCTGGAATTAATCGTTTATCAGTAAATGGCGAGGCTAAGACGTTAATTAAAGCATTTACTGCATCAGCAGCAGGAACAGCCATCGAACCAACAACAGCACCTAATGGGCCTCCGTATGAACCAATTTGTGCGCCAGTTAGTGTTGGAGCAATTGAACGATATGCTAAACCAGCACCTCGCTCAAATGATTCTTTAAGACTTGGCCCTTTAGGTTTTTCTCCAGCAAGAATAGCCAAACCTGCATCAGAGACTTTTGTTAAGTCGCCTGACTGCAAAGCCATCAAATCACTATCTGACAGTTTGGTTAAGTCCATTATTTTTTCCTACGAGCAAGTTCTGCTTGAGCAGCTTTAGCAATATCAGCCATAGATGGAGCTTCATCAACTGGTGCTGTTAACGCTTCAGCAAGAGGGTTTAGCAACAATGACCCATTACCACCCAACTGTTGAGAAATGCTTGCATAAGGTGCTTTTTGAGCCTCAAGATTACGAGCCTTTGCTTCTACAAGTTTTCCAGCTACGGAAAGCAAATCTGCACGCTCTCTTGGCAAAAGCTCTTGACCATTCAATGCACGTTGCGCATAAGCCTGAATGGATTGAGGAATAGAACGATTACCAAGAATAGTTTTCTTATCACCTTCTTGAACTGCACCAGATGGGTCATAAATCTTACCAATGGCATAAATCAATGCACCATCAGCAGCTTTATTTCCAGCATTAGCTTCTGTTACAGCAGCTTTTACCGCTTTAAATCTATCAGCAACTTCCATTGCTCCAGTATCTTTAACTACGCCACGCCAATCTTTAATAACATCAGATTGTGCCTTGGCTACTGCCGTTGGGTCTTTTAAATCGACAGCAACTTTTGGTGCGCCAGCAGCACGTTTAGCCAATTCAAATTCTTGGAATGTACCTTTATAACCTTGGTCTTGAGCAAACTTATATTCAGCAATTGCACTAGGTACTGGCTCACGTTTAGGTGCGCCAGCAGCAACAATTTCTGTTTTACCAGTAAGAGGATTTTCACGAACAAGCGTTCCACCTTCAGCCAATACATGAGTCTTTCCACCCATTGCTTGCTGTAAATCAAGAGCATTTTTCAGATATGCCTGACCAGTACCACCCATTGCAATCAATTCTGGTGCTACTTTTGAAATATCAAAACGAGCAGCTTGATATGGTTTTGCGCCTACTACGCCTTCACCAACTTGATTGCCCATAATGTCTTCGCCATAGACTTCTTTTCCAGCAACAGCTTGTTGTTCTGGTTGATAGCCACGCATAAACAATTGTTTAGCAAGTTGCTCATCTTGCTTTTTCTTCAATAATTCTTGCAATTGAGTGTTTTGCAGTTGTGTCTGTAATGCTTCTTGCATACCACCTTTATAGGCTCGTTGACCAAGTTGCAAGCCTTCAGCAATAGATTGTCCTGTATTGCCACCTTGGAACAAACGTCCTGCTAGTGCATACAAAGCCTGTGCTTGTGCGTCTTCACGATTACGCTGAATGTCAGCAGGTGACATACCGAGCAGACCCATTGTGTCTGCACCGCTAGTACCGAAAATGTCTAATAGTCCAGCCATGTTCAATCCCACCAGTTAGAGCCAAGTGCAGATGCTGTTGAATCTACAGTACCCATACCAGAATTACCTCCAAGCCAGTTGGAAGCACTATTCCACAAGTTACTAATTCCTGTAGAACCGCCTAGATTTTTATACAAACCACCACTAACAGCAGCAAGTCCTAAAAGATTTTGCAAACCAGATGTATCAGCAGTTCCGCTAGTTGTTTGGCTTGCTACTCGACCCAATGGGCTGCCATAGACCAATGACAAATAGTTTTGTAAGTTCTGCTGTGGTTGGTTTTGCAAGAAGTTAAATTTAGCAATATCTGCTTGCTGTTGCTGACCTGTATAACCCTCACGAATTTGACCAGCTTGCAACATATTCTGAATGTCTTGGTAATCTGCAGCAGACATCGCAGGAGCAGCCATCGTTGCTTGCTGTTGTCTTGCTCGCTCATCAGCATAGTTCTGGTAAGCCAACTGTCCAGCAGTATTCGCCAACTGTTGACCAAATGCGCCTGTTGCTCGGTCTTGCAACTGACCCATAGCACCAGAGCCATAACGCCCTGCCAAACTAGCCTTAGATGAAATGTCACCAATAGTTTGCTTGAATTGTTGTTCAGCAGCTTGTGCAGCAGGTTGGAACGCACCTTGGAAGAAAGGATTGCCACCTAAGAAACCACCAGAAACTGTGTTCTGAAGTTGATTCTGAGCAGATTGGAGTAATGGGTTACCCAAAGAAGCACGAGCCTCTAAAGCCTGTAAACCAGTCTGAGTAGCAGTAGATGGGCTTACAAATGTAGGGCCACCATAATACTGAGGGCCACCAGACTGATACAGTCGTTGCGCCTGTTGCAATCCATAACCTAGATAAGGTTGGATTGTTGGGTCAATTTGAGATGTGGTAGTAGTCGCCATGTTTTACTCCTAGAGTTTCGGATTCCATAGCGGGTCATCCACGGAATCCATTTTAATCAAAATTTGTTAAAAATCAACCAATAACTGCATATTTATACGTTTTTCCAGCAGTTGTATTAGCCAAATGGGTGATTGTTGCAGTTCCCTGCCCTTGTGAACTAACGTACATTTCAGGCAATGGTGAAACCAATGTGAAAGTTACTACGCTAGATGGAATTGAGGGTCTAGTAAATGGGCTTGTTGATGATGCGTAAGCCTCAATGTAAACCTGTGTAGATGTTGTTGCACAGACCAATTCAATATAGTCGTTAGCTTCTACATCTACAAAGAAGTTAGCCACAGCAATCAAATAGCCATCAACACCACCATGACTACTAATTACAGCATACTTACTAGCAGTTCCATCCACATCTGTACCATTTTTACGAATCCAAACTGTTGCCTCATTGATTTGAGTATCTGTGTTAGCAAACTGTAAGCTAAACTGAATGTTGTAAGTTCCAGCATTTACAATCGTGACTTTGTTTGATGCAAGACTAAATCCATAGGCAGAATCTGTCGTATTAAATGCAATAACTGTAGGACTATTGGCTGAATCAAATGTTTGGTCTGCTGTATTCTGAAAAGCACCACGAGGGACAATTGACCTAGATGCCTCAAATGTCGATGGAGAAAACAAGATAACGCTATCTGGGCCAATCCTTCGGTCTATCAAAGTGGTAGATGTAGCACCACCAGTTGCCAGAGTAATTGAGCCTGTGTTATTGGTTTTGCCATCCATGATGCCACGAACCACCTCTGCCACGGCTCGTTGGTCACCACCAAAAGCAGGTAGGCTTCTAAACATCAGCGAACTCCCTGCGGAGTAATGTCCACATCCACAGCCACGGCAGTCTTCCAAGCAGCACCAGTCGGTGTCAGCTTCAGTCTGTGATACCTACCTGCACTACGCAAAGAAACCCTGTTCTCTGAGTCAGCAGCAGTAGATACACCATAGTTAACAGATTGGCTTAACAAAGTCCTTGATGAAACAGCAATAGAACCAGAGCCATTGTCAACAATAGGTCTAGCTAGGGTTACTACTGAGTTAGCACCAATATCAATATCTGCTGTTGAGATAGTGCCTGTTTGACTAGCACCAGTAAACGAATAAACCCTAGTTCCTAGTGTTCCACCAAGGAAGTATTTACCACCAACATACAAAAGAGAATCTAAACTGTTCTCCAATGCATCAATGCTTTCTGACACATCGTCCAGTTCTTCCAATGTCAAAGCACCAGAAGAAGCCTCACCAAGATAGTCTGTGTTGGCATCGCCATAAGTCCATTTCTTAGTTTGGAAGTTGTAAATCATCAGTTTACGAACAGCATCTACAGAACGATAGTTCCAGATAACTAGCTTACGAACAGGGTCAATAGCAGCAGACATTGATGCGTAATCAGTCTCTAAAGCGTCAGCTAAGAAGAATCGGTCAACTTTCTCAGCACCGATTGGTATGACGTTCTGTCCATCACACATATAGAAACCATCGTCTGACAAGAAGAATGTAATGCCTTGGTACTGAGCAATAGAGCCAGCAGCCATACATCCCTTATTACGAGAGATATTGTCAAACTGGAATATGAATGGCGTACCAACATAAGTCATTCGGTGAATAGAACGCTCAAGCAGAACTAAACCAAACTCACCACCACGAATCCCCATAATCTGACCACCATCAGGAATGTCCTGATAATCAGATTGTGTGTTCACATCCTCTGTCCAGTCTGTTTCATTATTGATGGCAGACCAGCGAACTCGATATTGCTGTTGTTCGCCACTCTCATAAGTATTAGCCACAACCACAAAATCACGAACTACTGTGATGTACTTAGCAATAGGCGCATTAGCAGCCAAGTCTGTAAAAGTGCTAGAAGTCCCCAATGTCCACGATTGCAGTTTCTCTTGATTGTTTGTGCTGATAACAACATTTCCAAACTGAGTGAACCTCATGCGCTGATATGGGTTTGTTGTGTAGCCAGAGTTAACCAGCGTCAAAGTTCCTGCACCACCAACTGTGTAAATCTTTGTCAGACCAGCAGCAAACAATGTTGTGTTGCCATCAGGAGACTTGGCAGCGTAGAGAGAACTTAAATTCTCTGCTGCTGCGCTTGATAAAACTACAGGAGTGGGGAATGGGCCATAACCAATAGCTTGAGACACCACATTCTTAGCGTCTGTCAATGTTCCAGAAATACCTGATTGGTCAGGCATCCATTCGCCAAATGTTACCCTTGTCGTAGCCATGTGTTACTTCCTTCAGACTGAGTAGTCCATGTATTGTCATTAGCAGATACTGGAGTCCATGTATTTGAATCACTTGAAACAACTGTCCAAGTATTTGAATCTGCACTTACTGGTGTCCAAGTATTTGTGTCACCAGAAACAGGTGACCAATTATCACCAAGAATTACACCATTAGCCGTGATAGTTGCTATGCCATTTACCTGTGCAAAACCTGCATAAATAGCAGAAGCATTAGCAGTCACATCAGCACTACCAACAACACTAGCGACACCTTCTGCAATCAAACCACCATTAGCGGTAAATGTTGCATTAGCATCAATGGACGCAATCCCTAATTGGATTCTCTGTCCACTAGCTGTTACATCAGCACTAGCTGTAATGCTTGCGCTACCACCTTGGACAATCTGAGCAGATGCAGAAACAGTAGCATCAGCAGTTATCTCAGCACTAGCACTATTTACTTTGCTACCAATTGCAGTAACTGTAGCAAAACAAGTAATCTCAGCAGAACCACCAGCTATGCGAGTTGCATCAGCAGTAACTGTTGCATCAGCAGAAATAGACGCTGAACCCAATTGGATTCGCTGACCATCTGCTGTTACTGTTGCACTTGCAGTTATGCTTGCACTAAAGTCATAAGCAACAGAAGCGTTAGCAGTAACTGTTGCATTAGCCTCAATGTTGGCAATAGCACCAAGTATCTTTTCCCCATCAGCAGTTACAGTAGCTGTAGCACTTACATCTGCGACACCATCCCATAGGGTTGCTGTGTTCCAAACTGATGAGTCAAGGCTTGCAGGTAGAGCATCTAAGTTATTAAATGCGTCTAGCCCATCTATTGACCACGGCCCTGTCACATTCTTCTGAGTGGTAGAGTTCCAATCAGCAGAATCTAAACTTAACGCAAGGCTATCCAATGACCCAAATTGGTCAAGTTGCTCAAGCGTTAAGCTAACAGTTGTCATGCCAATGTTACTGACAGAGAGCCTGTGGCAATACGAAACACATCACCAGAAGCAATAGTTTTAGACGCATCCAAGGCTGTGTGATACAAAAGGTTTCCAGATGTAGAAGCATCCAAAATACCAATGTACGCAACAGTACCCCAAGAACCTGTAGCTTGTGGGAACTCTACAGCAGCAGAGTTAGTTGATACACCACCAGAGGGCGCACCAAAAGTAACTGCTGTACGAGCATAAGAACCACCAGATACTTCTGTACCTGAACCTGCATCTGTAGGGTCTGATGTGTACAAACCTACATAAACAGTTGTTGGAGATGTGTAGCTTGTATTACGCAATGTAGCGTTAATCAAAGCATTTTCTAGGTAGTTTGACATTTCAGCCATAGTTTCACCTTGGAGTTAATTTCATTGCCAGAGGAACACCAGAGTATTGACCTTCTTCGTCAGACTTGGTGAGTGAGGAGATTGCTCTGTCGTACATAGTTCCCCATGTGTTAATACGAGCATCATTCATAAGGTAAGGCTCTGCTTCAATCAAAGAAGCATAAAGCAAAGCATCTGGTGCTTTTGTCAAGAATACATTAGATGTATTACTGTCAGACAAATAAGGAGGCGCAGCAAAGTACAAGAGTTTTACTGTGTAAACACCATCAGGTGCAGGTGACACTTGGAACTCACTAGCAAGAATTGTGTAAGAAATAGGAACACCAACTTCTGATGCTCTTGGGTCATTAGACAATGCTGATGGGCTAGAGTAGCTAAGTGGTTGAATAGGATTTGTCATCACAACAAAATCACGCACCTGCAAAAAGTCGCTAGGCAATTCAACAGTATTGTCACCGCTTACAGTTGCTGTTGTGACAGACTTTAGCATCTGACGAATACGCAGTTCTCTACGCAGTCGATTCTCCGCAAAGGTAATGAAATCTGGAATCTGGCTTGTCAAGTCAGACCGAGCCAAATAGTTGGCTATTGAAGTCTGTAAATCAGAGTAAGTTGCGAAACTCATACCACTCCTGTCCTAGTGCGCCATGCACGATTCATTGGGTCATTTAGAAAAGCAGCAAAACGCTTCTCATCAAGCACAGCATAACCACGCATGATGCCTTGTTTGTTAAGGTCATCAATAACAGTCAATGGAATAGACGCAACCTTATTGCCGAACAAATTGTCAGACCATCTTGCTCGCTCATCAAAGGAGTTATATTCCTTTTTGTTCTGCTCAACAATGGCAGAAACATCTTGACGAGTTTGAATGATGATGCCACCTTCACCATCGGCATGAACAGCAGTTTCTCTAATCTTTTCCATAACCTGATTCTATCAGTTTGATTAAAAAAGAAAATGCCCCAGATGGTTAAGTCTGAGGCATTTTTCGGGGTTACCTTAAATTAAGGTGTCAAGTCAGCAATGATGCCGTGAGCAGCTTGGTTTTTAACTTCCAAGGTGTACTCGCACAGCAATTGTGTGCTTTCGTTGTCACCAGTCACAGCCAACTCATTGGTCTGGAAAGGACGCAAGTAAGCAACAGCAGCCATGTCGGGGTCAAGGATAAACGCTGTCTCATCGCATGAGTTAGTAGAAGTCATAAAGCGGTTGGGAACAACAGAAATTGTACCGAAGTCGCTCATATAAACATCGGCAGCGGCCACGATTGTGGTTGGGCTGTTAGATGGGGCCATGAAACGCTGTGCAGCGATACCAGCAAAAGCTGAAACAACTTGCTTGTGTGCAGGGTTGACCATCAACACTTTAGGATTGCCACCAGAAGCGTAAACTTCTTTGATAACAGTCTTCAAAATGTCTTCTGTGAAAGTGCGGTTTGTGCCGTTGGTACGAGCAGTAGTACCGCCAGAACCTGCAACACCATCAGTACCAAAATCACCATTTGTGGACAACCATGCTTGCAGACCACCCAATTTACGAGCAGTAGTAGAGTCACCATTGGAGGCAACTTGGTTGCTCAACAATGTGGTTTCCATGTCACGCTTGATTTCAGCAGAGGCTTTAGCCAACTGGTAAGCCTTTTCAGACTTACGACCAGCCTTGTCAACAGCTTGCAAAGTGCCAGAAATCTTAACAGTTTTCTGAGCAATCTGAGTGCGGTTGCCAACACGAGTTGTTGGAGACATAGTAGCGTCAGATGCCGTTGCACCCTCGACTGCGTAGTTCGTCAAAACGCTTGCGGAAAGGCTATCCGTTTGCCATTCGTGGTAAACAGCAGTAGCTTTGGTTTTACCGATACTGCTCATCATGGGCGTGTCGGTTGGTGAGATGTTATAGATAACATCAGACAGGTCTTCACGCTGACCAATAGCGGTATAGGTTTGATATGTAGCCATTTTAAAACTCCAAAATTAAAAGAATCGTTCAAATGCTTTAGCAGCGTCTTGGACTTTGCCAGTTTCACGCAACCTTTGCATTACCTGTTTATCTTGTGACGATTTTGTAGGAGGCGCAGAAGTTCCAGAACGCATCATCTTAGGAGCAGCCTGAAGTTTCTTGGTTACTTCTGGCTTACTCTTTTGAAGTTGCTCATACTTCATTGCTTTATACAAACTCACCACAGCACGAGAGTCATATACGGAACTGAGTTCTTGGTCAGTCCAGCCTACAGATTTCGCATAATCACGGATTTGTTTCCGAATCGCATCACCCTGTGGCGTAGCCAACTCAGGAATCAGACTAACTAGCTTCTCAGATTCTTGACGGAGATGGTTTTGCAGAGAGGCTTGTTGCTCGGCTTGTTGCTGTTGGGCAATGCGTTGCTGTTCGGCTCTAACTACTGCTAACTGCTTCTCACGCTGATTCTGTTCAGCTACCGCTACCGCATAACCGATAGGGTCTGTTTCCTTTAGAACATCTAAGTCCACACCCTGATTTTGCTGCGTAAGGAAGCTATCCAACG